ACTGTGTCAAAGAATGTTGCTTGTTCCAAATTGCTTCGATTTCATCGTCGCTTTCTGAGATAGAGCTAATGCCATCGAATTCAGATTTATCGTAATTGCGATAACCTTCGACATTGCGAATCTTCAACTTGAAGTTTGCGCCTTCCCAGAAATCAAACGGGTTGATTGGTTTTTCATCTTCGAACTGAGGTTCAGCAACGTCTTTAATCTTATCAAAGATTTTCTTGCCGAATTTATAAAGGAATACTTTACCTTCGTTCTCAGGATGAGCTGGGTCTTTAACGATTAAAATATTAGTAATGTAACTTAGCTTGCGCTTTTGTTGACGAGCAATTTCTTTATTTGCCTCGGAGCCAGAGTTCCATAGTTCTGTGTTGTATTCAGAAACAGGATCTGCTTTGCCTAAGGTTGTAAGAGAATTCTCGATGTACCACTTGCCGCTTGGGCCTTTGAATCCATGATTCCAAACTCGAACCCAAGGAAGTTCTTCACCTTTAGGTGGTGCAAGGAAACGAATAACAGCGTAGCCGTTACCTGCCTTGTCGACTTCTGGTTGCCAGTAGCGATCATCTGCGCCACGTGATTCGGATTGGGGATTGGCGATCTTTTCTACCTCTTTCATTAAAGAGTCGAATCCGCCGCGGGATTTTCTAAGATCAGATAGTGATGTAAATGCCATGATTTGCCTTTCGTATTAACGGTGTATAAAAAGTATGTTTTGTATTAACGTCGTTTGATTTTGAGTACTGTCGAATAATCATAATCTAACTCTCCATTGTCATCATCAATTTTTTTAGATGATGCAATATTATATATAAGATTCTTATGCTTGTCTATAGCACTTTTCTTCTTAATTGTCCGAAATTTTTTCTCTCGGTCCAAATCCATATTTCTTTTTTTAATGCTCATATTAAATTTTAAATAAACTCCTAAATTATTCATCCTTATCAGATACAGTAATAAAAGGCCATGTAGCAACCTTCTTTGTTAGATCTGATTGAGTATAAGCTAATTTCATAAGATAACGTTGTGTTTCCTTAAGTGACATTATCGTTTGTTCTAATAGATGTCTAGTTATATCTAGTTCTTTTTCTAGATTGTTAATCTTCTGAGCTGTCACGTTCAACTCTTCGTCTAAGTATTCCATTATACTTTTCCTTGTCAAATTGTAAAAATGGTTTGTACTTTCTTATCAATCTGGAAATATCCGGCCACATAATATCGGTGTTAAGATGAGTATCAAATTTATCTAAAAAAGGATTTATCTTTTCTAGAATAACAAGCGTTTCTAAGGTTATGGTTTTCCTTAAAAATGCTTTAATTATATATGGATGTTGATTTTTAGAAATCTCAAAAGCGTAATCAAAAGTTTTATTCTTAGATTCCAACTCTTCCATAATTGCTTCTAGATCGTTGCTGAAAATATAGGATAAACTCTGTACTCGCTTTTGCCATTCTGTATAGCGTTCGTTAGCTTCAGAATCAAATAAACCGCCCCAGCGATCTCCGGATGTAAAGTTAGCAACTAAGAAATTTGCTACTTGTTCGTCCGAATAAGTTTTAGAAACTTTTCTAATAGAGAATATATCTTTACGTTTAGCAAACGCTTGACGGCTTGCTCTTACTCTGCCCTTTTGTTTAATTACATCGTAGTTATCTGTCGTGAAATGTAATTTAAGAGCCAAGTACATTTTGTATACTGAATATTCGTCCATAATCACAGTGGTAATTTTCCCCTCTTTTTAAAGTAGTTACCTTCTTCTGCTTCTAATTGTACTCTATCCTTTAGAGATTGATTAATCAATTTAGATATAGATTCAACATCAATGTCAACTTCTCCGCAGTATTGTATAATTGCATCCATGTAGCCGATACTTTCTTTAGCTACTCGTTCCTCAATGTAAAGAGAAAATTCATTAGGGGATCTAAATTTTTTGGTTATTACTAAACTATCGGTTAAGATATATGGTTCTAATTCGTTATTCATGTTTTTCCTGGAATAAGACATCGTTCATAAATTGAGTAAAGACATCTTTATTCACGCCAAAGTTTACCATCATAGCAGGTGTATGAGGATTCATTTTTTGATATTTACAATAATGATTATGTTGTTCTTTATAATCTTTATCTGCATACCTAACACCTATATTATAAATGTATAATTGCAGATTGTCAATAACTGTTTTTGTTAGTTGATCAAATTCTTCTTGTGTTTGAATATTACCAACTGCCAACATTTGTGGACTGAATATTTGTTTTGCCCAATCAGGCAATTCTCTAGGTTTAGACCAATTCAACCCTTCCATTCTATTTAGATATGTTTTGTACAAATAACAATCATCTACTTTTGAAAAATCATGAAATGCACCAGTAATTTTATTCTTACCACAAACAATATCGAAACCAAATATAGGTGACGGGTCATTGTAATGCGGGAATATACACATATGCATAACCCACATCTTTTTACTTTCAGTTGCGTCTACAATTTCAATATGAGCTCGTCTAAAATTTTTACTGGTCCAAACGTAATTTTCCCATCTAAAATTTTTATCTATATGATAATATTTGTCATCAATATCTTCTTTATCATATTGTTTAAAGCTATCAATTAGCTTATTGGCAAAATCATTTGCCTGTGGCCAAATTTCAATCATTATAATCTTTTAGCATATCTATATTATAGTCAAAAGCTACATTAGCTTCATCTGCAAGTGATATATCAAGCTTAGATCTAATGCCTTTAATAAGGTTAGGTACATCATTAAACTTATACATATGATTACTACCGGGCAATAACTTCGCTAACATTTGCCCGCCGAATAGGTCACCCATATGTCTGACATAAACATGAGCCATGAGCTTTTGTTTATCGTTCTTAATGCTATTAATATAATCTAAGTAATTGATAGTTGATTTGTTTAGATGTCCGCTAGGAGCATCTCCTAATAGTTCTACCCAATCCAGCTCAATCATTCTTGATCTTTTTATATCTTCAATACCCTCAAACAAATTCAAATCATCTGCATAATTCTCTAAAGTTTGGTACACCAATAATAATTGATATAGATAGTCCGTATATTTTGCTTCATCTACATTGCCGGCAAAAATTGTTTTTAGAAAAGGTTGAGACTCTGCTTCTCTATGTTTATCTGCAGTTAGTTCTTTTAATGTGCTCATAAATTGACGCTCCTTGCATTTGCGGATAGACCTAAGTGTGGTCTTTTGTCAAATTTATAATCTCTATATTTACCTTTTTTGTCTACATAATGTAGGAATGCTTGTGTTTGTCGCTGACCTTTGTAAGCATCTCTCCAATGATTCAATGTATCGCCTTTATATACAATTAAATCGCCGGGATATAATTCAACTGCTTTATGCTCACCTTGCAAATTCTCAAACCAAATTTCCCATGGCTTTTCATCTATCGTAATATTAATTGTTGCTGAAAATTCACAGCTTGGTCTATCTTTATGTATTGCCATTGTTGCTTCGTTATAATAAATCCTCGCATATGTATATGTCGGATACAAAGATTTGCCTGTAATCTTTTCTATCAACGGTTGCATCTGCAAAGCTAAGGATTCAAAGCATAGTGCCCCGTAATAAGCAAAACTATTTGTAACTTGACTATCACCAAACATAAATTTGTTTTCTTCGCTTTGTCCACCCTGTAAATAGGTTAGCTGCTTTAATAATTCAAATTCTGTATCTAAATGCTGACACAAATCTTTAGATAACGCTCCTCGAACAACCTCATATAAATCGTCTTTAAACATTTTATATACCTTTCTGCCTTTTATATTCTAATCTAAGTGTTTTAAATTCTTCAATCCAGTCATTTCGTTTCTCATTAAAGACCAATGGCTTCTCATCATCTACTGCCATTAGAATAACCAATCTTGGTACAGGAATTCCTGTAAGTTCCTCAAATGCAACAGCATATGCAGAACATTGAATAAAATAATCGTGAATATCATCTCTGTGCTTTATTCTTTTAGATGATTTAAAATCTATTACTGATAACTTACCCTTATACCTAGCAATACAGTCTACAGTTCCTGCAACTTGTAAATGGTCAGAATATAAAGGTTGTTCTAAAGCATATATATCATCTATGTCATCTAAAAGAGGCCTTAACGAATTCCACATTTCATTATCAAACATTTCTGCAGAAACTTCCTCGTTAAGAAGATATTTTTCGCAAAGTGTATGAATTCGTGTGCCTCGTTTAGCAGCTTTACTTGATATTTTATTTGCTTCTTCGTCACCTACTCTTTTGCGCCACTCGTTGATTATATCTTTTTTAAGTAATCCTGTGACAGTAGTGACCGATGGATATTTCTTACCCGAAGGAGTGGCATATACTCTGGAGCCATCGCTATTGGTTACACGTTGGAGTTTAGGTAACTCCAACGGTATGTGATTAAACATTATATAAATTTAGTTAAGTTTGGAGGCGCCCAACCTTCAGGTTTTAAAATTTTGCCATCCTCGCGGCGAATGACTTTGCCCGTTTTATAATCAATTTTACTTAGATTACTATTAGCAACTTCTTCCCAAGCTCCTTTAATATCGTAACCTTTCATATGGCAATATCCGAGTATAACCCAGATCATATCCATACAAGCATCAAGTTGTTCGACTTCATCGCGCATAACTACTGCATGCTGAAATTCATCATATTCTTCAGCGATTAATCCTCGATACAAATGAACATTTTCCTGAGAAGGCTTTTGTTCACATGCATCGAGAAACATTTTCACATCTAGTTGCATTGTCATAATATAATTTTCCTTTTAGTCTGCGAGAACTTCTTTATTATGTTCCCAGTGCTTTTTACGATCTTCTAAACCTATTGTACCACCGTTGATTCTTTTTGTCAATAGAACAATGTCATTCTTATCAGCAATGGCATTCAATTTATTTTTACTCCAAAACCAACATGCGGATTCAATAGCACCATCCAAAGTTTCGCAATATTCTATTGCGTCTTCTAAAGAAAGGCCAATAGAATTTGCAAATGCTTGATAATTTAGTTTACCTGTCAATTGAATTGCGCCACGGCCTCTATGCGCATAACCGTCTCCAGATGACTCTGGTCCATTGCCCATTCTATTTGCGTAAATTCTATTTGCAATCTTTTCAGGCTTGCGTTCATATTCTTTAGCTAAAGCTTCATTCGGAAAATATTTTTTAAACAATCCTAGTAAACCTTTCGCGCCATAATTTAAATTTTCTTTTAGAACCGTAAAGTCTAATGATTCATGGCCACATTGTGCCAAAAATGCTGAGACCCTATCTACAGTGTTTATTTCATATTTTGGTAACACTGTATTAAATGTCTTAAACAATTCAGGTATATTTTTGTTTCTAGACAAACATTTTTTTAATTTTTCTTCTGTGAATTCGAATTCAAAACTCATAGGTACTCCTTATTATAGTTATTAACCCATTTCATACTGGGTTTCGTATTTTAACCTTGCTAATATATATTCCTTAACTATAGCAGATCTAACTATATCATCAACCCCAAACTCAAATGTTTTGAAATTAGGCATCATATCTGCGATTGTTATAAATTTCTTTAATCCCGACATATCTCCCTTTTTATACAAATCTGTTTGTCTGAAATCTCCGCAGAATATGATCTTTGATCTATGTCCGATACGAGTCATTATGGAATTCAATTCCATGTCTGTCATATTCTGACATTCGTCCACAACAATGATAGAATTGCTTAAGGTAATACCTCTAACAAAAGATGTAATCATAAACTGTATTGCTTTTTGTTCAACAAGTCTTTGATATGCATCTGGTCTATCAAATAAATCTTTACAAATTTCTACATAGGGTTCTGTATAAACTTCTGTCTTTTCTTTTTCGTCTCCCGGTAAATGTCCGATATCTCTACTAGGTACTGCTGACCTAACTATTACTACTTTCTGATATTGATTTGTCTTGTCTAAAACTTCTTCTAAAGCGTGATAAAGAGCAATGTATGTTTTGCCTGTTCCTGCAACACCATGCAATAACATAATTTTTGATTTATCATAAGATTCAAAAAATCCTTTCTGATTATCTGTTAATGGCTTGATAGTTTTCATATCATCTAAACTCAATTTCAACTTATTATTTGTTAATGTAAGTTGAGGTGTTTGATTAGATTGGATCTGAAGATTGGTTTTAGTTTTTGCCATGAGCTTCCTCTTTGGATAGTAAGAGAGGAGGCAACACGTTTAAGTATTGACCTCCTCGGGTGATAATAGACAAACTACCATGATTTATTTCCTACTCAATTTATCCTTAAGATTGGCTAGACGACCATTGTTTGAGCCAATCTTAGATAATACTTCTCTGAACCCATTATCCACTGTCCTAATGCCTAAACGGACAGGGTCACCAAAGCCTGGCATAGCTGTGTGGTGGTGTTCATATTTGTTTGAGCGACAAGAAGGACATTCTTGATTATCCTTCTCTGCTATACGGCAACTTACTGAGAACACATCTGCGCACTCAGAACACTTGAAATCGTAAAAAGGCATTAATTAACTCCTATACCATTATATATTATAATGGCTTTTTAGATTGAACAGTATTTAAAATATTATCCAATGATTCGGCAAACGTGTATTTAGGAGTCCAATTTAAATCATTGCCGATAGCATTGATACTTGGAACTCTATTAGATACATCCTGATATCCCGCGCCATAGAAGTCGCCGCTAGATTTAACTTTAATCTGGACATTGTCTACCATTTTACGTTCTTTTAATTTAACAATCAATTGTTCTGATACTTCACGAACTGATAGATTGTTCCAAGGATTTCCTACATTGTAGATTTTGCCTTGCGCGATATCTTCATGTAAAAGAATTTCTTTAAGTGCAGCTACACCATCTCGTACATCTGTAAAGCATCGTTTCTGATGACCACCGTCGACTAAAGTAACTTCGCCTCGTTGTAACGCATCACCCATTAACTGTGTAATTAGACGAGACGATCCTTCAGACGTTGCATCTAAAGAATCAAGATATGGACCTAACCAATTGAAGGGACGGAACAATGTAAATCGCATTCCTTCTTTTTGATCCAACGCAAAAATAACACGATCTAATAATTGTTTAGAACAGGCATAGATCCATCGAGAATATTTAATTGGCCCATATACTAAGTCTGTGGTTTCTTCGTCAAATGGTGCTTCGCCTTTGCCATATACTTCAGATGTAGATGGAAATATAACTCGCTTGCCTAATTTTTGGGCTAATTTAATTACTCGAAGATTTTCTTCAAAGTCTAACTCAAAAACTCGTAATGGTTGTTCAACATATAGCTTAGGAGTTGCGATAGCAACGAAAGGTAATAATACATCACACCCTGCAATTAGTTCATCTATTTTGTTACGTTCTTTAATAACATCTAATTGATGAAAGACGTGTCTGCTATCTTTAGGTAGCATATGTGTACGATTATTATATAAATCCACACTGACAATTTTTGCATTATCGAATCTACTATCTTCAAGAATCGATTCACTTAGGTGATATCCAATAAAACCATCACCGCCTAAAATTAAAATATTCATTATATCCTCTCAAGTCGTATTTTACTATTTTTCTCTAAAACATTATATATCATCTTACCTAAATTATCCTCAGAATAAGATGTCATAACAATTTTTTGTTTAGAATCTTTTTGTTTCATTACTACGTTATTATATGCTCCAATTTTAAAGGTAGCATCATAAAGACGAGATTGAATTTGTATTTTTAAAATCCTATAAGGACTTTCAACTATATTATAACTAGATATATCATCTATGTTGTAGTTACCAAAATTACTGTTATATATTTCTGTTTGTTTCTTTCTTAAATATCCATCCAGCGATGATATATGATATAAAAATTCAGAAACATTATCGTTTTCAATTTTCCAGGTGTAGGTACATTTATATACTTGATTAACATCCTGCGAACTTATGAAAAGATCAAATATGGAGGAATATCTATGTTGCGATAATACATATGAGGGAATATTGCCTACCAGTTGTGTTGCTTGCTTTCTTTCTTCAGCATTGGAGAATCCCTTCTCCACAAATATCTTAGTTGGTCGTAAATCTAAACAATGTTTTAGATCGCTAAGATGCGATTGTGTTGCTGAGGCAATAAAGACAGGCATATCCCGATAAGAAGCATTTTTTACTTCGTCTCGGGATATTACTTCTGGCGATATTCTGCTACCTACGTAAACGGGGGTAACTTTTAGCGCATTTAATTTTGAACCAATAAGTTGTGCCCATTTACCAGTACCATAGATTATTGCATACAGATTATTTCTCCAGTATGGCCACGTTCTACTAATTTTGCTTTAATGTCATCAAAAACATTCCAAGCAGTTACCACAACCAACGCATCTTTAGGCATTGTTTCTGGATGCTTAATTAAAACATCTGTACCGGGGAAATAATAACCCTGTTTCAGTTCATTGTCATCGACAACACCAATTAATTGATTGTTAATCATACTTAATGTATACAATGCCGTAACTGCTTTTGCAGCAGCACCATATGCGAAGAACTGACGATCGCCAATTAAAGCTTTCATTTTATCTTCACGATCGCTAATTAATTGTTCAACATCCTTTTTAGATTGTGCCCAATTTACTTTAGGTTTCGGCAATTCTATGTTAACGTGAGGTAATACTTTTTCGGCAATTAATCTAAAACTAATTCCATGTGTATTTACAGGTTTAACTGATATAACTTTTAGATTTGCTCGTTGAAGTAGTTTAGCAAAAGAATAAGATGAATAGTAATCTATATGTTCGTGATAGACATTGTCTAAGAATTTACCATTAATAATACCTTCTTGATCGCCGCATTCTACAACTAGCTTGCCACCGATACGAAGAGCTTTAGTAATGCCATTGACAACATCTAATGTATTTGGAATATGTGCAAGTACGTTATTAGCGCAGACATAATCAAAGTAGCTGTTCCATTTATAGTTATCAACCATTTCGGATGTAAAGAATCCTATAACGACAGGAATACCTTTGTCATTATGTTCTTGAAGCATATGCTCAGATGGTTCAACACCCGTTACTCTGCAATTTTGCTTTTTAAACTCTTCTAATAAGTATCCATCATTACTTCCGATTTCCAATACTCGACCATCAATACCAAATCCATATTTGTTAACTATATCTGCAGCATACTCTTTAAAATGTTTTCTAAAAGATGCAGATACGCCAGACTTATACTTATATGTAGAAAACACACCATCTGGATCAGGAGCTCCTGCTAACTGCAAATGCCCACACTCTAAGCAACCATTTAATTCTAGAGGATGTCTATAGAAATCAGGTTTTTCAAATAGGGCATTAGCAACCGGTGAATTTGGTAGTGCTAGCCAAGGGAATAATGCTTTACTGCCGCATGCACGGCAACTATCATACTTCAACATACTGTTCATGGAGAGGAGCAATTCTTACGATGTCTTCGTCATAGGTATCAGCATCACGTTTGTGTTCTGAGATAACAACCATGATAGAATCAGTTTCAAAAACCATTTCATGATCGATCAATGGACCAGTTTTAAACATATCGCCTTGTTTAAAATGTTCGCGGTGAATTGTATCCTCACCATGATTGCGCCAATAGAACATCATCTCACCTGTTACCAAATAACAAGTATGAGTATCTGTTTTGTGATAGTGGTTAGCACGAAGGGCTCCTGCCTTAGACCAAATCATTTGGACATTAGCGTCGCCATGTGTTAGTGGGAGAATAGTTCCGCGAGCATCGTGAAACCCAGCTTCAACTGGTACGCGGTGAGAGTCTGTTGTCATAATTACCTTTCAATTAATTACATACCAAGATGGTATAGTTCGTTTTTTCCAATTCGCAAGATGCCTTTTAGCACCTACATAATAATTTATATATGCCTGAATAGAATTGCCAGGAACCTTATATTCATCTGGCATAGCAGGAGTCGGTTCTGACCAACCTTCATTACCTATATTCTTAGGAATATTTTTTAACAGGACATAGCAAAGTCCGTCACGTTCTACCTTATGTGTTTTCCCATAACGATAAGTATATTCTTCACATAAGGCAATTAGCATATTAGCTAGCCAAAGATAATTTTCTGGAGACTTTCTAGTCCAAATTGCTGAAGGATGATTGATATGAGTAGAAGCATAAAGCAAATTATCGCGGTCGTCAGGAAGAACATATCGAGTTTGTTTTCGACCAGTTTTAGTGTGGCCAGTAACGATATTGCCATCAAGATAACGATGAGCAGTAGAAAGAAGTTGAGCATATTCGAGGATCATTTTCACGACGTGTTTGTCTGGGTGCATTTTAGCACATTCATATACATTATTATGTAGGTAAAATATATTCACAATGTTTCAATAGATTTAAGTATATTCATTATAGTATGTTTTGCTTTTGTAGATAGTGCAAAACAGGATTTGGCTTCTAATAAGGCTTTAATAACTTCTATAGGTTCATAGCTTTCTAGAGTTTTTTCAGTAACGTTTTCTTTAACATTACCAAACATATTTAAAGCAAAAATAGTCAAAAAGATTTCCTCTTCTGTATAAAGAGGAATCTTGTAACCTCGATAGTAGGTTCGTCTCTCAGGAAAGTTATAAATTGTTGCGGGCATATGAAATCCTCATTTCCCGATTATTTATAATTATTTGATAGATTTACTAGACTCCGCTTTATCTTTATCTTCACGCAATTCGATAAAAACGGGCAAGAACAAACTCTCAACCCCAGATTTATCTTTAATACGAGCATTATATTTTACAGTGATGATTTTTCCTATTACTTTTTTGGTATATTCATCACGCTGTTCGTCCGAATAACCTGAGCCGACATTTACTCGAATAACACCGTCGCTCGATTCACATACCAATGCTCCTAGACGGCCAACGTTTTTGCCTGTGCCTTCTTCCCAATCAACAACCTTAAGTTCGCATTCCAATTCGCCTTTAAACTTAATTTGTTCTTTGGAGCGTTTGTCTTGCCAAATACCTGTTTTAGATTTTAGAATAGTACCTTCTTGACCTTCGGAAAGAAACTTCTCAAAGATCTTTTGAGCAGTATAAAGGTCATTGACTTCTTTATTCCATACTGGAGATACATAATGTCTAAATTGAGTAAATTGATTATTAACATAGGAAATAGAATTAAGCAATTTAGCAAATCTAGTGTTATATTGTTCATTATCAATACCTTCGATGAATGAAGTATAAGGAATGGCATCCCACAATGTTGCTCGAACATTATCGGCTTCAATCTCATTCATTGTGCCTTTAATTGACTTAGACAAAATACCATTGCCTGTTTGTCGATTAACGGGTTTGCCTGCAAAGTCTGCAATCAATAGCTCGCCATCGAACACCATGTCTTGTTTATAATGTTCAGCCATTTTTACAAATGGTACTGAGAATGCAGGGTTAGGAATATTTAATTCTTTACCATTGCGAGATCTAAATTCTACCGTTGTACCTTTAACGATTGCGTTGAATCGCATTCCGTCAAGCTTGAGCTGGACATAAGCTGGGAATGAGATTTTGTCGGCGAGCTTTTGGTCGTATCCAGAAGCCAACATAACTGGGTATGTCGAGATAGCTCCTGGCCAAATTTTATTAACAGTTGCTTCGGAGACTCCGCAACGCATGTCTTTTGCAATAATACGCTCAATGATTTTTGCATCTTCTGAACTCACCGATCCTAAAATAAATTGTAAATGGTTAATTGCATTATTGCCTGTCATCACCCTGTCTGACAACACACTAAGATTGTCCAATGCTTCTTCTAGTGTTTTTTGATGGATATCTGGAGCAGTTTGATATGTTGGAATTTTCCTGATATAAAACTGAGTAAAGGGATCCAACGCCAAATAAAATACTCTTTTAAGTAAAGTGTTATTCTTGTTTTTAATAAGAATTGCTTCTTTAGCTAAACGGGAATTGTCTGAAGCTAATTGTTCAAAAATATTGTAGATGTTGCTCATTTCTGCTCCTTAATGTCTTATTATAACACCAATTGGAAAGAATGTCAAGCAATATTTCCAAGAAACGGATTAAATTGTCCATTGATTGAGAATAATAATTTATATTTAATTTCTTCAGCAAGCATTTTTTCTTTGACCTTCTCAATAGCTTCTAGAGTAGGATAAACCCCCACAATCGTTTTACGTTTTACTCGGCGGATCTTATCGAGGTATTTTGCTTCTAGAATATATTGATTATACATTTGTTGTATCTTTGGCCATTGTTGTTGTAGTTGTAATAGTTTGATACATATTTTCAAACTCTTCATGTTCTTCAAGTTCTAAATTAAAGTTTTGTTTGTGGTATACTTTAGCCATACGACGGAATGTCTTTTTAGATAAATCATATTTCTCACAAATTTCTTTAATTGATTCACGAACAAATTCTCGTTCACCTTCGGTGCGCGTCATAGATCCACTAATTTCTTTCATACAATCTAGAATAGCTTTGCGGTCTGCTGGGCTTGATGGAATAGTCATAATATATTTTCCTTTAAGTTATTTACGTTCAATGTCTTCTTCAATACAATTATCGCCATATTGGATTTCAATAATCTTTAATGGGGATTCGGTTAAATTACAGAGCTGATGCCATTCAGTATCTGAAATACTAATAGTTGCAAAACGTTCATATGAACCTCTTTTGACTATTTCTTTTGTTTCGGGATGAATTGTATTTACTATTGCCTGTCCTTCTGCAACAAACCACAATTCACTTCGGTGTTGATGTCTTTGCATACTTAGAGACTTGCCCGGCTCTACGGTTAGTTCTTTAAGTTTAATTTCTTTACCATCTTCTTGGAGTACTCGATAATAACCCCATTGCCGCTCGGTCTTCGGTGCTTTCCATTCTTGAAGAATCCAAGAACTAGAATTCATCTTGTTTTCGCCACCTACGCCGAATACAAATTCTAACTTATCATCTACAATATCCATTTCAGGAATATTCTCTTTAGTACGGTCTCCGCCATTCGCAAAAACAATCGTTTCATTGGGAAACAATTCTCTGACTTTTCTAATTGCACCTTTAGCACTATTATCAGCATCATCAAAAGAAATACAATAAGTAACAGGTTGAAGGGCTTCTATGATTGCCATGCGCTCATTCAATGGCATAAAAGGTTGACCTTTTTTCCGTGTTAGCCAATCATCAGAATTGACTCCGACAACCAATATATTACCTAATTTTCTAGCTGCTTTAAAATATTCGATATGACCACTATGTAAAGGATCAAATCCGCCCGTAACTAATACTACTTTCATATTAACGTCTCATACTTGAAATTGATTTGGCCTCATCATCAGTAAAGATGGGGACAGCATTAGACTTGTGCATAGTTCCAATGCCTATCATCTTTGTGCCTGTATATTGAGGAATGGGTTTGCTTGCAACTGCACCTGTGTGTCCAGTGTTTAAGCTTTTGATATGTGTATTTGTGATTCTGCCTGGAGGAGTAGATAAAGAGTAAGATAACTTTTCTACTTTAGCGGCAGCTTTGTTTTTTGTGCCGTGGGATTGAACAAGCTTTTCCCATTCGGCGGTAAGTTCGCGATGCCGTTTTGCTTCTTCAGCATTGCGAAATTTTTGTTTGCCCTTTTTCTTACCTAAAGCAGATAACCAAGGGCCTTCAAGGTGCATAGTCATATAGAATACCTCACTTTAAACATACTTTATTATAACACCTTTTTCAATACTTGTCAAATGCTCTGTATTTGTGATCCTCAAACGATCTCTTATCGTATAATGGATCATCTGGCATGGATCCTAAATCTAACCAGGCTTCTTTGTTGGATACCTCTGCAGAATTGATTTTGAACAAACTTATTACTTGTTCAAAGAAGCCTCTTTCTTTTTTGCTGGGACCGGAACCTTTTTAGGTGGTAGTACATCCGGGAACGCTTCTCGAACAAGATCTTCTTTCAATGACTTGTACTTTGTTTGCAACTTTCTATCTTTTGCCAAACAAACAACTTCTGCTTCTGTCCAATGAATGCCTTCTAGCAATTGAACAAATAATTGTTCTTTTCGCGCGCGAGTCAAATTAATACTTTCATTTAACCAAATGTAGAATCGTCTAAATTCGGTATAAAGATTAGTTTCAGAATATCCTGTTGGAATAGACGTGTCCTTCTTGAATGGAGGCTCGCCGTCAGGTAAATGTACTTTGATATCAGTATTAAAATTAATTTGCAAAATGCCTTTTAGTACAGGCGTATCATATGCTCTTAACACTTTAATTTTTGATTCTTTGCTTCCAGCCTTTTCGACTTCGTCAAAGATTTGCGGTATTGATGTTTTCATTTTAAAATTCCTCGATGAGTTCGAGCATGTTTTTCATTTTATGCTCAATAAAGAAGTTTAGCAACTTGCTTTTATCTTTTTGTGGTTTTTCGACATAACTATTTATAATAGCATTTTTAATTTTGTCGGGAATGGAGTCAAAACTAACTAGCTTTTTGTTACGTTCATAATTCTTTTTGAAGTCTGCATCTTTTGGCATTGCTTCAAAGTCTTTATACCATACATCAATTTTATCTTGACGAATAGCTTTCTGTCGGATACCATTTACAATGCTATCATCTGCGGATAATACATTTGGAACCCCGTCACCTTTATCACCTCGAATAATATGTTCGAAGATATATTTTTCGGGACTAATGTCAGGCTTAACGTATTTCTTTTGTACAGGTGAAAACTGTTTCACATTGCTATACTTTTGCAACTGAATAAAGTCATGATCGCCAGAAAGAACTAGGAATGGCTTTGGATCCTCAAACAAAAGATTGTTTGTATCATTTGTTTGAGACCACTCTGCTAAAACAGCAATAATATCATCTGCTTCTGCGCCATCGACATTGATTACCTTATATGGAAAGAATACATCAATCTCACTTCTAATAAGGTTCAATGCTTCAAAGATTGTTTTCCAATCAAAACCGGAATCTTCTCTTGCCTTCTTACGACCTGCTTTATAGTACTGGAAATATTCGCGTCTCCAATAATTTTGATTGTCGCAAGCAATAACTAGCTCACCATATTCTTTACCAAATTTTTGTTTATAGCTTCTAATAGAATTTAAAATCATATGCCGCAAAAGGGGCACTTGAATTTCCACATCATTACGTCCGCCTACTTCCATCATAAGATTAGAAATAGCGGTTTGGTTAAAATCAACTACGATCATAATTTTCTTTCATTACATATTTGTTCTATAAGTTGCTAGTACGGTATCGCCTTGTTTTATCGTTATTGTATATCTAGTAATTTCATTTCTTGTCATTAATGCATCTATGTTATCTGCAGCTGCCCTCGCACTAGAATATAATGTGCCTAGGTTGAATGTTTGTGTTTCGTTTGTTTCTGGCGTAGTGCCTGGAATAAAAACTATTGCCGTATAAGTTTGACCCGCCGTTTTTGCCGCATCAAAAGGTCCAACATCTGTTCCTGTTACTGATTGAGATGTCACGACACTTGTTACTGCAGTTACATTACCATTTGGATCCACATATGTACCTTCTACAGCTGTCGTAGGCGATACATTAGCTTGATCTTGCAATACTTCTATATACTTACTAACTGCAGTTTTAACATTAGGCTTAACTGTTAAGTCTAATACTTCACCGGAGCAACCTGAAAGCAAATTGAACACTATCTGAGTAATTTGAGATTGAATAGCATTACGAAGAGCGGCTTTATTAATAGATGCATTAAAACTATCAATAAAACCATTTACAGTACTTTCAAACCCAAGAAGAGCAGTTTTATATGCATCATATCCAGTATTTGCTGCAATTTTATCACCGATAGCTTTAATCAAATCACCTTGTTTAATTGAATCAATTAAATTTTTAAGGTCAACATCTGGTACTGCATCATTTGGAGTGCAACCAGATCCTAAGAGATCTTGTAATGAACATCCACCGCCTGCTTCTGCACCTGATAATGTAGCAACACCACTTAGCTTATCGGAATTACCCTTATATGTGATAAGCTTAGCTCTTAAACGAGTCAAATCTGCTTTTTCATCTGTTAGTGATTGTTTTTCTGCAGCAATAGTTGTAAAGGGAGGAAGAGGGGAAGCAGTACCTGCACCATTTGCATTTTCATATGTTGTAATGTCTTGTTGGCGAATTGTTATTCGTGTCACTCTGACATCTAATTGATCTATTGTTGTATCAAGAACAGATCCTATAGGATTTTGATAGATTTGCTGAGCAATCTTCTCCATCGTATCCTGAGCAGTAGCAACAATACCAGATGCGGTATTGATAGTATTAGTAATTGTATTGATTAGTGTTGTTACTTCAGTTAAGCCATTTGGAATAACACCTGAACCAGTAGTTATTTGTTTTGCACCTTGGCTTAACTGAGTATAAACTTGTTGTAATGGACTGCCGCCAATCTGAGATAATACTATCTTGATTAGCTGACAATAACTTAGACTTAAACCGGCCATATATTTACCTCGTAATTTTTAGAATGATTGTATCTATATTTATCCGACCGTTTACTGCTTGTTCTTTGGATTTAATACTATCCAAGAACGTTCTAAGTTTGACCTTACCTGACGCCATCAAATCTTTAATTTGTTCTTCAGGTTTACGCAAAGTCTTTTGCTTTGATTTTTCTGGAGACCAATTCTGCAAAGTAGTACCTTTAACAGTCATACCTTTTGTAGATTCGGATGTGTATACTGCAAGCTTACGAGTTTTCGTATTAAACAACCACACTTGTTCTGCGCCTACAAGATCTATTCCCCTGGCTGAGGTTAATCCGAGTTCTTCATCTTTGAGTTTGTATTTCAAACTCTTAACTTGTGCAACTGCCGGTTTTTCTCGAACTGCTCGAGGCTTACGATTGGCTTTCTTGAACTGACCATATTTGTCACAATCTGCAATGAATGATTCAAACATCTTAACCATGCTTTTTAGTTTGCGCTTGTTAAAGTTTGAATAACCCTCTACAATCTGTGAATCTTTGGAATCTACAACTTCTTCAAATTCTGTAAGTTTGCTTTCTGCCCAACTCTTAACTGTGATAACATAAGGAGCAGGAATTTGATTACCTTTGAGGTGATTATATAAATTGAACTCTTTATCCTCAGTAACAAACTCATCAATAAAGCCTTCAAGCTCACCGACATACTCAGATGCTTTTTCTTTCATAGCATCTTGAATAGATGTACGTTTAACTGTTGTTGTAGCTACTGCGACTTTGACGGTTGTTTCTTTTGTCAATAATCTAGCTTTACCTAGATCAATTAGACCAGTAAGATTTTTGTCAAATGCTTTTTGGTGATCTGTGGAAACAATGGCGCCTTGTAAAAGCATACGTGCCATCCAACCATAAGTAATGTGAACATCTCTTTCCTCAACCTCGGCAAAATATTTTACATCGGTTGGTCGATTCTTTTTAACATATTGCTGATAGTATTTGTAGGAATCAGACCGTGTCTTTTCTGTACTATACCAATTATTAAGACGCATCAAAGTAATTGTATAGTCATCTGACAAAGGATCGAGTTTAGATACTAGTGGTTCTGATTGAAGAACTTTGCTTGCATCATGTTCACGTTTTGTTGCCATTTATTCTCCAAGGGTAAAGTTAATTTGCTTAATTGAATCATACCTGCAGGAACGCCATTCGTTCTTTTCTAAGTCGAAAACAGAAATCACATCATCGTTTTCTTTACGAACTCGATCTGTCTTCTTTTCGACTACGGGTAATTTAGATTCAACAAGAGTGCATTTCATTTCCCTTATTGTATCATCTTTCTTCCGAAAAGTCAAGCACACAGTTTCCATTTTAAGGACACCTTGTAACCATTCTCGGAAAAGTTTTTGTTCTTTTGGATCTGCTTGTTTATACCAATCAAATCCAGTTTTAGTGTTAACTAGTAAGTCCTGATAATCCATATTCATCTTGTACCGCTTTCAAAATTGATTCAACTCTGTTGTCTACATGGTAATTATAATATACTTTTTCATGTCTGTCAAGTATTCCGGAAATACCCCTTTCGTCAAAAAGGTTATTCGCTTTTTCGGTTAGAATTAATGGATTTTGGACATCTTCATAGTCATAAAATAGAACGTGATCCCAAATATCTACAACATCTTTATGATATTTTAAAGAACGAGGAATAATTGGAATTCCGCCTGTTACCAACGCATCAAAAATTCGAATAGGTGCATCATTTAGAACAGGAACAATCCAATGTGCTTTATGACTACACCATTCTGTAAATCTTTCAAGCATATCTTTGCTATGGTAAGAACCATCAACAAGTTTTACTTCTGATAATTTACGATTTAGTGTTTGTACTGTTTTTTGTCGAATTGGAAATTGGGGATATTCAATGTGATGCCCTAATGGTTCATCGGATCTAACAGTATTTTTAATAATGTCAAAATTATCTCGTAAATATTCTCGAGTCCATTGAATAACACCTGAAGGCACAGGACCTGCCATGATATTATTGTATCTTGACAAAGGTTCAAG